GCAATAGAAAGAAGTAGAGGTTTGGGTTATAAATCAAAAAATGTTTCCGATAAGTTATTATTTGACATATTGAAATCATTTAATTGGGATGCTAAAAACTTAGCTACAGATTCACAACTTTGGAATTATGTATTTGGTATGGATTCTGATGGTAAAATAAAAGAAACAAATCCGGCTAAACAAAGAACATACGAAGTTTGGAGGAGAATTGCAAATAACATACCATATTTACTAAAACACAAAGGTACACGAAGAGGTGTTTATGCATTATTAGCATGTTATGGAGTACCTGCATCAAATCTTTCAATTTTAGAGTTTGGTGGTCCTGAAGTTACTGATACGAATAAAACTAAATTTGAATTTGAAAATATAACTACTGCATTAAAAATGGTTAGTGGTTCATATGTTCAAATGAATTGGCAAGATACCGAAAAACTTAGAAAACCAGATACAATTGAATTATTTGTAAAACCTGCATATAGTGGTGATTTTACTCTAATATCCGGAAGTAATTGGAATGTTAAATTAAGTGGTTCAGTTGATTCTAAATTTGGTAATGTAATTCTTAATATTGCATCACAATCCGTATCATCAAGTTTATTACCTATTTTTAACGATTCGTTTTTTGGTGTTGAAATTAGTAGATTAACTGGAAGTGGTAGTGATGTTACTATGTCTTTAAATTTAAGACAGGCAGATAAAGAAAAAACTATATTCCAATCAACATCCAGTTTATCATTAACATCTTCAAATTGGGAGAGTGGTTCAACTATTAGATTAGGTGGAAATTATAGTGGTAGTGTAGATGAGTTTCGTTTATGGTCAACCCCATTGGATAAAGAAAGATTCTTTGAACACGTTTCTTTTCCGGAAATGATTAACGGAAATCACACATCTGCATCTACTGATGATTTATATTTTAGATTAGATTTTGAATATCCTAAAAATTTGGCAACATATACAACTTTGCCAAATGTGGATACTAACATATATTATCCATTAATACAATTAAATCCATCTAGTTCTTTACAAATAACAAGAAATATATTAGAAGAAACCGGTTCCGTTGGCAGTAATGTAATATTATCTATTAATACAATTCCATTATTATCAGCTTCTGTTGGTGGATTTGCATCGGTATCAACATATCCGCATCAATTTGAAGCAATAGATAGAACTGTTGTATTGGAAATTCCAGATGCCGGTTCTACTAGATATTCTACAAATAAAGTTAGATTTGAATCACAAGAATTAGTATCGGACTTATCTTCAAAGAATAGAGCTACTAAAAAATCATTTGACCAAGCTCCAACGGATTCTAATAGAGTTGGTTTATTTTTCTCTCCTACAAAGGAATTGAATATTGATATTGCAAAATCATTGGGTGGATTAAATTTAGATAATTACATTGGAGACCCATCGGATAGATATAAGTCAAATTATAAGAGATTGGATGAATTAAGACATTATTATTTCCAAAGATATGATAATAGAGACATCTATGCATACATCAACTTAATCAAACTATATGAGAAATCTATGTTTGAGGATATTAAGAAAATGTTACCTGCAAGAGTAAAAGCAACAACAGGTTTATTGATTGAACCACATATTTTGGAGAGAAGTAAGATTGCACAAAAGAAACCAACAAGTGATGAATATCAACAAGATGTAACAATACATTATCAAGATACAACTATATTGACTTCTGAAAATAATCAATATGATGCATTAGTAAATGCAGATTTATCCGAAAACTTAATTGCAGAAAATAACCAATATGATAGTGTAGTAGATGCAAATCTTTCAGAAAATTTAATTGCGGACTCATATCAATACGATGGTTTGATTGATAATAATGACACTACTATTACAAATGCTGAATCATATCAACAAGATGTAACAATAGATGCTGGATTGGATGAGGCAACAATTACAACAGAAATTAATTTAGGTATAGAAACATATGGTCAGACTGCATATGAAATGATTGGATTTGGTATTTATGCACAGAATGGTAATGCAATTAGAACTTATTTTAACAAAGATAATAGGAGAGTAACAGAAAGAATTAGAGTTCAATTAATTACTGAAGAGAAAGAAAGAATAGTTACTAAATTTGCAGTAACGGCATCTGCAAGTGGATTGGGTGACCCTAGAGGTGGATATATTTCGGATATTCAAACTTATACCGAAACTAAACTAAATATCCAACCATTTAGTGGTTCAATCGTTCCTACTACACAAGGTAATATAATTGCAGTAAAACCCGTGAACGGATATTTACCAACACATTATAGAAATACATCGGATTTAACAAGAGGATTGGAGAATAGTTTCTTTAAAGGTTCAAAGAATACTGCAGCAACAACTTTAGATGGAACATCTCCGGTTGAAACATTTGTATCTAATCCAAATACATTAACAGTAAATAGAACGGGTAGAAATACTTCTGAACCAATTTTAGAAGTAGAATAACGGAATTTTAAAAAAATTATATTTATAAACAAAGATAATATTATACTATGGGATATTTAAGTAACACAGAATTAACTGTTGACGCAATTCTTACCAAAAAGGGTAGAGAAAAATTAGCTGCAGGTCAAGGTTTAAACATTACTCAATTTGCATTAGCAGATGATGAAATTGATTACACACTTTACGAACCAGCTCACCCATTGGGTTCAGCTTACTACGATGCAGCAATAAAAAACATGCCTGTATTAGAAGCTAATCCGGATGAGACTCAAGTAATGAAGTATAAGTTAGTAACTTTACCAAAAAATACAACTAGAATTCCAGTTGTTGAATTTGGTGTTCCTAATATATCGGTTAATCAAAGAAGTGGTGAGGTTGCATTATCTCCAACTACTTCTCCTGCAGGAAATAGAAGTTTAGGATATACAATTGTATTATCTAACAAAAACGCGGGTGATATTATCGGTGAAGGTGTAACATCAGAAATTGGTTCAGTTCCAGTATTTATCGGAGACGATGTATCTGCAACTGCAGCAATCGCTAAAGGATTAACTTTCAAATTTATTCCAAACCCATCATTAACTTCAACTATCAGAACTACAATTACAGTTTATGGTAACGAAACGGGTGGTTCACAAACAATTCCAATAACAGTAACTTACGTTCAATAATAAAATACTATGGCAGTAATAAGAGACAATAGAGGAGCCCTTTTAGCAAGTAATATATCAAATTACTTAGCCGGTGCAGCAAACACCGCAGGGACTCCAGTAGATACTAACGAATTAGTTAGAATCGTAAACCAATTTTTAGGAACTGGTGAACAAATCAGTTCAGATATCACAACAATTACAAATGGTATCTACAAAAAATTTGGTACAATTGACAGAGTAACTAATAGAACTGAAATCGTAACTTCTGGAATATGGAGTGGTGATACTGGTTCATTAAATTTATTTTTCACATCATCGGCACAACAATCTGATGTTAGTGGTAAATATTATTTAGATGTTTATAATCTTGCAACTACATCTGATGCAGCTGAGGTTCAATTCTCAATTGCATATGGTGATGTTAACGGATTTGGTGCACCAACATTACAACAAACCGATACATCAACTTTGCCAACAAAAGCAACTTATAATCAATTTAAGAATGTTTTATTAGATAGTTCTGATGCATTTTTTAGTGTTTATACCGGTTCAACTGCAGGTGGCCACGATTTGCAAAATTTCTATGTAATCAATGTAAATAGAGCTAGATACAAAGAAAGATTAGACCCAGGTAATTTTTCAATAGAATTATCAGGTTCAAAAGGTTCTTTGACACTTATCGATGATAGTGGTGGTTCTGATGAAAATGTAACAACTGCGGGTAGAGTTTACAATGTAGTAGAAGGAACATTGAACATCGGTTCTGCATTAACTTCAAGTATTACATCTTATTCGGATGTAACTTCAAGTCAAGGATATGGTTTATTTTACCCTGATATGGGAATTATATTATTAAACCCAACTGCATTACAAAATAGAGTTGATGTTAAATTAGCACCAGCTAATTCATCTATAACAGATATATACCACCAAAACAATGGTGCAAACTCTGGTTCAGTTGCATTATTAAATTCAATTGGTGCAGGTGCAGACTTCCAAATGAGAAGAACTGAAAATGTTTCTACATCTCATTATTTCGTAAGAGCTAACAATAGAGAATTCAATTTCTCAAACAACCCAACATTCGTAACAGGATTAGTAGGTGAGTTTGTTCAACCATTATTTGAAAGAGACCCTAAAGTATACATTACAAGTGTTGGTCTTTATGATGATGCAAATGAATTATTAGCAGTAGCTAAAGTTTCTAAACCAATTGAAAAATCATTTGATAAGGAAATTGCAATCAAAGTTAAATTAGACTTCTAATCGGAGAATATATTAAATAATGTTAAACCCCCAGTTTTGGGGGTTTTTCATTAAAAGAATATTTATATACGATATGTTAAAAAGAATACCAAAGTCAGATATTAGTATAAGGCCATTTAAGGCATACAAAGAATGGAATGAAATTTCAGCTGAAGTTTCTGTTTTAGTTGCAGAGGAAGGAAGTTATTCGGACACACAAATGATTGATATAAATGTAGGTCATTTGAGTGGTTCTACTTATAATAAACACTCTGTATATGGTCAAATAAAATCTGCATTTTATAATGGTAGGGAAGATGACCCAATTCAAAGATATGGTATAAAAACGAGTGGATTTACCATATTTACGAAAGCAAAAGAAAGATATTTAAGTGGTAGTGCAACAGTTATATCAATTCCAGAAAAATGTGTTGGTGAGGGAATAAAGAGAGGTTCGGTTATATTGTCAGATGATACAACTACATATTCGGATGATGGTTTTGGTAATTTGTCGGGCAATATCATTGATGTTGAATTGGAAATTGTAAATTTTGATAATGAACAAATAACAATACAAGATTTAACTAATGTCATAATTTCTTTCAAAATAAGTGAATTAAATTTAGAAACAAATACATTGGTAGTTGAATATAATTCCACACCATATACATTACAGTTAATAAAAATTGATTTTGAAAACGATATATTAGAAGTAGATGAAATTCCGTTTTTAAATGGTATTATAAACCAATTGGGTAATATATTTTATGCACAAGGATTGATTGTATTAACAGAAGCTGAAAACTTTAATACCTCCAGTTTTAATTTATATTATAAATCAACTGAAACTATATATGAACATGAATATCTTTTAATAGTAAATGAGGATGAATTTAATGTTTCACAAAACCCATCAGCAATTATAAATGTTGGAAAGGAAACAGAAAGATACATAACTTCCGATGGTAAAACTATGAGTGTTGTTACAAATCCTGGAGTAAGTTATATCAAAAAGAAAACGGTATTAGAAAATGGTAATATATTAGATTATGGATATACAGGTTCTGTTGGTAATACAAAAGCTGGATTTGAACATTATGATTTAAGTGGTTCAGTAGATAGTACTGGTTCATTCTTAACACCATTTATTACAACGGTTGGATTATATGATGATAATTGTGATTTAGTCGCAGTTGCAAAATTACCACAACCAATTAAGTCCGAACCAGATATTCCTGTAAACTTTATTATCCGTTTTGATACATAATTTATATTTATAAGTAAAATAAAACAATATGTCTAGAATATTAGAACTATACAATGCAGGTCAGAAAGATTTAGGAGTTGATAAAATTTCTAAAGCTGCATTTGAAAATGCAAAAACCCCATATACTACAAACGATTTCCAAAAAGCAGATGAGAAAGTGTTAGATGCTGCTAAGTTAAAAGTTGGTAGAAACGGAGATGTAAATGAGAGAAAATACTCAGCTGTAGTTGCATCGATGAAAAATAAATAATTTTAATGGCTAAAAAAGTTACAAAAAAGAGTAATCCAAAGTGGGTTGCAAAAAAGTATGGATTTAAATCTGGTTTAGAGGAATCCATATCATCTCAAATAGAAAGTAGAGGAATAGTAGTAGAATATGAAACCGAAAAGGTTGCATATATTATACCTGCATCCGAACATAACTACCATCCCGATTTCAAACTACCCAATGGTATTAGAGTTGAGACCAAAGGTAGATTTGTTGCAGCTGACCGTAAGAAACACCAATTAGTAAAGGAACAAAACCCCAATTTGGACATTCGTTTCGTATTTTCTAATTCAAAGAACAAAATTAGCAAAAACTCCAAAACTACATACGGAATGTGGTGTGAAAAGAACGGATTTAAGTATTCCGACAAATTCATCCCAGAAGAGTGGTTTAATGAATAATATTTTTTTATTAAATAAATAATATGGAAACGGAATACAATTATTCAAAACTCGATAAAACGGAGTTAGAAAATCATATAAACGACTGTTTAAATGGTGCATTTTGGGTAAAAGAAAAATATAATATAGAAAAAATTGTAAATTGGAAAGATGTTCCTGGTTGGGTTAATGATGCACTTTGGATTTTTCAAGAAGTAGTAGATAATAGTTCCGATGGTGATGTATTAGTTGAAATAGGAACTTATTTCGGCCAATCGGCATGTTATATGGGTGAATTGATAAAAAATAGTGGTAAAAATATTAAATTTTATACATTTGATAGTTACGATTTAGATGCATCGTTTAATGCGGATATGCATCCAAAACAATTTAAAGAATATAGATTTTCGGAAGAATTAAAATTGGCCCCTTTTAGTGAATTAGTAAAATCACATATTAGATTATGTGGTATTGATGATTGTGTTACACCCATTATATGTGATGGAAGATATGCATATAAATTTTATGAAGATAATTCTTTAATGTTAGTATATACCGATGGAATAAACAATCAAAATGATTTATTTGAATTTTTAAATAATCTATGGCCGAAATTAAAAAAAGGTGGAATATTAGCGGGTGATGATATTGTGTTTACCGATATACAAATTGCTGTAAAAAAATTCTGTGATTATCACAATTTAGATTATGATAAAGATGTACGAAAAACCGAATTATCTTGGTTAATTACCAAATAAATTTGGAAATATCAAATATTTGTCGTATATTTAAGTCGTGTTGAAGCAAAATGATAAGAATATAGTCGTATCTACCCTAACCGGCGTGTTAGGTAGTTATCTCAATCTCAAAGGGAATGAGTTGGCATTTTACTGTCCTTTCTGTAATCACCACAAACAAAAACTACAAGTTAATACGGAAACTCAAAAATGGCATTGTTGGACTTGCAATAGTGGTGGTAAGAAATTGACCTCTTTATTAAAGAAGTTGGATGTCGACAGAAAGACTATTTCTATTATTAGAGAAATCTACGGAGATAACAATTATAATCCACAATTGGAGGATGCCGATACAAAGGTGTTCATTTCCTTACCAAAAGAATTTATATCACTTAGTGAGACTCCGAAGGGGTTTAATCCTGAATATAAACATGCAATCCATTACCTAACTCAAAGAGGTATTACCGAAAAAGATATAATCAAATATAATATTGGATATTGCAAGGAAGGATTATATGGTCAACGAGTAATCATACCATCATACAATTCCGATGGGTCATTAAATTACTTTGTTTCTCGTTCGTATTATCCGGATAACAAAATGAAATACAAAAATCCTCCAATCAGTAAAAATATAATATGTTTTGATTCACAAGTTAATTGGAACGAACCTATTATATTATGTGAGGGGGTGTTTGATGCAATCACAATTAAAAGAAATGCAATTCCACTTTTAGGTAAGTTTCCATCCAGAATATTGGTTGAGAAAATCTTTATGAGTGGCATTACCGATATTATTATTTCATTGGATAACGATGCAATTAATGAGGCACTTAAAGCTGCCGAATATTTTAGAAAGCAAGGCATTCATGTAAAAATGATGTACCTTAAAGATAAAGATGCCGCCGATATGGGGTATGAAAAATTCTACGAAGAGTTAAAGGAAGCTAAAGAGTTTTCATCGGAAGAATTATTATTGAACAAAATAAATTCATTATGAGTTTAAAGAAAATTTATCATATAGCGGATGTACATATCCGTAATGTGAAAAGACACAAAGAGTATAGACAGGTATTTGAATTGATGTTTGAGGAAATCCGTAAAAGAGGAACCGAAGACGCAATTATATATTTGGCAGGTGATATTGCACATGCGAAGTTGGAAATGAGTCCAGAATTAGTCAACGAAATAAGTTGGTTATTCAAAGAGTGTGCTAAAACTTGTCCTACAATTCTTATTACCGGAAATCACGATTGTAATATGAACAATATGGATAGAATGGATGTTCTTACTCCTATTGTAGATGCATTGGAATTAAAAGACTTTTATTACTTAAAAGATACACAGGTATTTTCTATTGGTGGTGTTGATTTTTCAGTATTTTCAATTTTGGATAATAAAGACAATTGGATTACTGCTGATAAACTATTTGGTAATAAAAAGATTGCATTATTTCACGGGCCTGTGGATAATTCACAAACTGATATAGGTTATGTGGTAAGTAGTAGACATTTTACAACGGATATATTTGATGGTTTTGATTTAGCCTTATTAGGTGATATTCATAAACGTCAAGAGATGATTTCTCCGAAAGGTTGTAAGGTAGTTTATGCAGGTTCATTGGTTCAACAAAACTTTGGTGAAACATTAGGTAGACATGGTTTCTTAGCATGGGATTTAGATACAATGTCTTACGAAGAAATTGATATTCAAAATGATTATGGTTATTATACAATGGATATCGACAATGGTAAAGTTCCAGTTGTAAATGATATGCCAAAACATCCTCGTTTAAGAGTAAGATTATCAAACACCGATACTGCCGATACTAAAAAAGTAATTGCAGAAATCAAAATGAAATATGGTGTTGAGGATTTTACAATTATTAGAACGGACTCATTATCGAAAAAGAAAACAGGAGATAGAAGTAATAAATTGGACTTTGAAGATATTTCCGACATCAATTATCAAAACTCTTTAATCAATGAGTATGTAGAAAGAATGATGCCATTTGTTGATAAGAAAGATTTGGCAGAACTAGAAAATATTAACAGAGATGTAAATAGTAGAATTGTACATGAAGATACTTTAAGAAACATTATGTGGAAACCAATTAGATTTGAATTTTCCAATATGTTTAGTTATGGTGAAGATAACAAAATTGATTTTAGTAAGTTAAATGGATTGATGGGATTGTTTGCACCAAATGCACAAGGTAAGTCATCTATCTTTGATGCTATTTCATTTTGTCTTTATGATAAAAGTAGTAGAGCATTCAAAGCAGCTAATATCCTAAACAATCG